CTGGCTCTGCCATTATCTTGCATACTTCGCCAAGTGTAAGGTCTTGGCCGGCATCTAACACAACCTCATCATGAATGTGCATTACTACTGGGTGGTTTTTAAACCTGCTATCTAATTTAATCAATAGGTCTGCCAAGCAGTCCCTAGCAATAGCCTGTACGCAATTTTCGGTTAGCTTACCCCCATAAGTGCTTTCAGGATACCACTTGGTGTTTTTCTGTGAAAAAAAGTGAATTGCTGGCTTATCAAACTGATTATCCTTGATATAAGGCTTTGGATAAAATAGTTTCCTACCACTAGGTAGCTGGATTGTTAAAAATGACTGGCCGTATATAGCTTCACACTCATACCTAATCCTAAGACCTCTTATCTCTTGGTCTTTTCCTGTCTGTAGGGCCTTTATACAAGCCTTATTTAGTCCATGCCATAGCTTAACTATGTTAGGGTTTGCCCCTCTCCACTTATCAACTATTTCAGTCATTTCATCTTCACTAAGACCCATCTTATCGGCCCCCATAGCAACTAGGGCACCTACACCACCCTGATAACCCAGGGCAAGTGTAGCGACCTTGCCACGCTGCCTTAACTCATACTCTGGATTACCCTTTTTAATTAGTTCAAAAGGCACACCAAACATCTGACTTGCTGTAGCTTCGTATATCTTTCCGTGGGTGGCAAATACCTTGTTGACCCACTCTTCACCAGCTAGCCAGGCTACCACTCTCGCCTCTATGGCTGAATAGTCAGCCACTACAAATTTATTACCTTCAGATGGTATAAAAGCCGTCCTGATAAGCTGTGATAGGGTGTCAGATGCATTTCCACACACAAGCTGTAGTAAGTCAAGATTCTTAGCCTTAATAACATCTCTAATGGTCTCTAGATTGTCTAAGTAGTTTCTAGGTAAGTTCTGTACCTGGACTAATCTTCCTGCCCATCTACCGGTCCTGTTAGCTCCATACACCTGTAGCAGTCCCCTTACCCTATCACCTCTGCCTTTGCATACATCCATGGCCTTATACTTGCTTATAGAGGCCTTGGCTAGTTCTTGCCTAATCTTAAGAAATTCTCTAACATCTCCAGGTATATCATCTCTTGATAGAAGACTTGCTACTGTTTCCTTGTTGGTGTTTTCAACTCCGTCTACCCTTTCCTGCAGCCAATTTAGTACTTGACTAGTTGACTTAGGATTATCTATCCCAGTTACTTCCTTGGCTCTTTTAATGAGTCTGTCAGACGATTCATCATCAATAGCCAGTGCGCTATTTACCAGGTCTACATCCACCTTAACGCCTAAAGCATTCATTGAGTCTGATAACTCCCACAGCCTTTGTTCAATATCAGGCACTGGAAATATAGATAATCTCTTGTATATTTCCATCTCGGCCACAACGTCCTGCTTACAGTAGTCTTTAAACATCCCCCACTTGTCTAGATCGTGGTGTGGTAGGTTTCTAAGCCTACCCCCATTAACCTTAGTTGGCTTACAAGGCTTAGAGAAGTAATTAATAAGTGCCTTACCTGCTGAATCTTTTTTCTTATCCTGCGGTAACCCTATGGCATTGCCTGTCCTAGCCAGTCCCCCAGGATAGCCTAGATACATAGCATGAAACATTGAACAACGCCAACCACACCTAGAACCTACATCGTATCCGGCTGCCAAAAGTGCATTATACTCAAATGAAGCATTATAGGCATGCTTGAGTACTTCATCATCTGCCATTGCCTTAATTATTTCATCAGGTAGGACCTCACCCTGTGCCAGGTCAACTATTTGTACATCTCCAAAGTCTATTGAGTATGCAAACATCAATATTTCAAATGCTGGGTCTTCTACATATTTATAAGCCCCGCTACTGGTGATATCTACCTCTGAATAGGTTTCTATATCTATATTTAAGTGCTTCATAACTAATCCCTCAAAACTCCATAGAAGTTATATGGTCCACTTTCAGTAAGGTCTAAGTCAGCCACGATAATCCCCTTTGATGAAAACTGAATACAGTTATAGTAGTTGTCTGCCAGGATATCAACTTCGTCTATTTCAACATCTCTTTCTTTAGCTTTATCAACTATTTCATTTAATGCATTTATAAAAACTTCAAATTCCATATTTTTAACCCCCTGTATTGGTAAAATAAAGAGGGGTAAAAACCCCTCTATTAAGTTCATGTATTATACTGGCTGTCCTGTAATAGGATCTACTGCTGGCATAGCTACTGCCGTAAATGCGTCCTGTGCATTAAAGCTAAATCCTAGTACCTCACCATCTCTTGTCTTCTGAAGACCGTTAAGTCCAAAGCCTATCCCTTTTGACTGGTTGTCATAAGCATATATGGATAAGGCTACGTGGCCATAACACCCGCTATATACCTGTGACTTATCTAGTATTGGCTGCACTCTCTGGTCTACCACTGAAGGTGGTCTATCCTCACTACAAGATGCAGTAAACACCCAGTGGCCTTTGCACTCGTCACCGAATGGTGTACCATTTTGAGTAACCCCATCACCATCATGGATTGGGTGTTTTACATGCTGAATTGATACGCCCTTTAACTTTCCATTAGCCTCTGCCTGTGCTTCTGTCTGGATAGCCTGCATTAACATGTTATATCCATTTACATCTGTCTTAGGTAACAGACAAGTTACCCCGTATTTTAATCTACCACTCTGGTCCTCTCTTGCTACGAATACGTTTACGTAGCTTAGTCTTACCTCTGGTGTTGTTATCTGCTGTGCCATAATTAATTCTCCTTTTCTTCATCTAAATTATTAAACATACTTTTTGCGTCATTTAAGACGTATTCTTTTCTCTTATCACTAGCCTTAACAAGTGTTGGTTTACCTGGTGGCTTTTCTATCACACCATCTAAGATACTCGCAAAGTCCTTTTTACCAACTAGATTTTCTAAGTTAGTCATAGATAGTAACTTTCTTTCGTATAGTAGTGGCTCTTCATATCCCGCTGATACTAGCTTACTTACGGCCAAGGCTTCATCAGTAATCTTCCTATTACTCCTACCTTCAACCAGCTTATATCCGGTTACCGTATTACCTGCTAGGGCCTCTGCCAGGGCTTCTGCCTCAAGCTTCTTAATCCAGTCAGCCACACCCTCTATTTTGGTTAGCAGCTCTCCTATTTCCTCACTAGTTAGTAGATTACCTGGACTATCCCCCATAATAGGTAGTATGTGATCTTCTATAGGCTTAAACATTGCTTCTGCTCTAGTTCTACACTTTGACTTAGCCTTACAAAATCCACAATGGTCTCCCACAGCTAGTTTGTCTGAGTCGTTAAATGCCTCTAGGGCTATCGGCTTTATCCTCTCGCCAAAGGCCAGTAGTTCATCTATCCCAATTGTGTGTGTATCAAAGTGACCTAACCTAGGCTGCACTATAGACAGGTGAATTGTCTTAATGCCGTATATCACAGAAAACATATTATACACGCCCAGTGCGTATAACATTAGTTGTGAGTTATCCTTGGCATCCACTTTCACGCCCGTACCATACTTTAAATCTATAATGGATAACTCATTACCGTGTAACATCACACAGTCACAGGTGCCGAATCCTTCAGGTGCTACATTTGAGTAGTCCACCCTTAACTCTACATCTACAAACGGCCTGTCTGGATAAGATAAGGCCTTTTCTTTTACGAATTCAAAGTAGTCATCAGTGTAATCATCCATTGATTTATTCCAATATGGTGACTTCTTAAACTCGTCCATCTGGGCCTTAAATTTCTTAGGGCCTATCCCTTTTTTAAAGTACTTAGTTAATTTTAACTCTGCCACTGAGTGGGCCAGTCTGCCCTCTTCTGCGTACTCTGATTCTTTTTCCTCAAAACTTCTTTCAAGCACTATAGATCCAGGACAGTTTATCCATCTATTAGATCCACTAGCACTTAATTTTGCGTGTTCCTCTGGCATTAGATCACCCCACCAAGCTCTTTTAGCTTAGCAGCAAAGTCATTGTACTGCTCAGGCCTCAAATCACTCATCTGATTTACGCCAAATCCGTTAACTAACACTGGTGTTAAGTCTGTAGACTTAATCTTACCTGATTGTACTAGTCCTATAGCTGCCTTAGTTAGTTGGTCAAACGTGTAAGCCACTTCACTAACTGGCGCAGTAACTGTCTGAGTTGGCTGTGCTGTTGGTTGTACTGGTTGTACTGGTTGT